GCAGCCCCCGCAGCAGCCCACGCAGCAGCCTTCGCAGCAGCCTTCGCAGCAGCCTTCGCAGCAGCCCACGCAGCCTCCGAAGCAGCCTCCGCAGCAGCCTTCGCAGCAACCCGAATATCTTCCCTGCCCGTTTCGAGGTATTCACGCACTACTTCCGGAGCGTCCCACAGGTGGATTACGCTTAAAGCTTGTTGACGAGCAAACTTTCGACACAATTCGGTTACATCAATCGTGGCAATGATCTTGCGCTTTCGCGCCACCACTTTATCAGCGTCCGTCTGCTCGATTTCCTCAAGCTCGACCTTGTGGAGCAAAGCGCCTGGAGCATACTGGAGCGCATCCCACGGCGTAGGGCTGGCGTGCAATCCAGACTTGCACATAACGCACGGGCCGTCATGGACAAGCCATTCGCCAATCTTCGGCAGATCGCGCCCGTCCCGCAACTTGTCGCCGGTGAAGTGGTAATAGTAGGTCATAACTCCCCCTTGGCCGTCGAAACTCCGCGAGCCTTGGCGATGGCCTCAAATACTTTGGCTCGGCAATAGTTCTCACCGTTTTTGGTGATGTGTGGCAAGCACGCTTCCAGCGCGGCGAGCATCTCCGGCGCGGCGGCCAGCACGTAAGCATTCGCTAGTTGCTCCGGGTCGCCAATGTCCGGCACATAGCAAATCTGGCAATCGCTCTGATACTCGTGATCGTAATAGAGAACTTGGCCGATTACGTCATCCACTCGCCACGGCCCCGGCGTATGTTTCCCCTGCTGTGTCATTGGTGAGCCTCCTGCTTGTCCTTCAATTCGGCTAGTACCGTGAGCAATTGGCAGTAGTCGCCAGTGGTTAGTGTGATCTGAGTCGTGCCTTTCATGTGGCCGCGCTTGATGTGACGGGCCTCAAATAGGAACGCTCGCCAAACATCAACAATCGTCGGTTCGCCTGTGCGGGTTTCGTGCCATTGGTTAGACACGTTTGGGACTTCCTGCGCTGTCCCCTGGGGCCAGCTTTGACCGGAGCGGTTCATCACGATTGCACCGCCTTCATTAACTCGTATGTGCGCTGCGATTGCTCCACAGCGCGGCCAATCATGGCCTTTACGCGGTCAACCTCTTTTCGCTCTTTTGCCGTAGTGATTGACTTGAGTTTGGCTTCCGGCTTCGGCGTTCCGATCTGTCCAACCGCACCAAAGCGCGTGGAATCCCAAATGGTCACTTGGCCGTTCTCGCTCTTCTCGACTACTCGGAAGTAATCATCATCACGCGGAAACCAGACAAGCCAGTTGGCGTATTCGGGATCATGCCGCTTGCAAAACAGCGTAGTCAATCCGGTGGGTGCGTCATACTGGCACCCGCAAGATTGAATCCGTACTCGCTCGACTTCGTTCATTGTGTTCGCCTCTCTCTCTGAATTGTGCTAGATCAATCGTGCAAGTACAACACTAATCATTAGTAGTAGTATTGTCAAGCACTTTTACAAAACTTTACAGTCGCACCTTGCTCCCCACTGTGCTAGTATTGCTTACGTGAGCATACCCGCATCCGTCCGCCTTGCGCGCTTCGCATCTCCGCCAAACAATCACCAGCGCGCGGCATTGCGTATGCACAAGAAACGACGCGCATTGTTGGCGTTATTGGAGAGATATGGCCCGTTTCTCGCTGGCGAAGCTATACGGCCCGCCATGGACGCGCAAGAGCTGGGAATGCCAACACGCGAGTTACCAAGGCGGCCCGCGCAAGCGTAATATTCTCCTCTGCCGCCGCTTACACTGCTCGTGCACGCGTCTCGACTGCGCGTGTCCCTGTCATCTCCCAGATCCCGACACTGGCGGTCCGCGTCTCAAGTACCGCGACCAGGCCGGCCGTCTCCCGTGGCCTTGGCATCACTGATCGTTCCCCAAAATGGAGCCCCTCTCCCCGTTTTCGTCGAGCCCCCATCGCGCCCGCGCCTTACACGACGGCGTGGCAGGTGCCCACGGGTACACAGATCCGGGAGCCACATTCACTGTATACATTCTGATAGGACTTGACAGGAGGTAGACGATGTAGTAGGGTGGGCATGTTATGGCGGATTTGCCCGAGACGCTGTCGTTCAAGTCGAGCACGTGGATGGCGTTGCGGCTGCGGCGGATGGCGGCGGACAACCGGCGCAAGCTGGGGGACATGATACGTATACTGCTGGAACAGAAGCTGCTGGAGGAGGAACACAAGGATGGCAAAGTTTAACCTCTGCGTCATACGGCCCAAGGGGTTCCTGCACGCGAACGGCTTCACGGAGATTCGGGATAGTGTGGCTTGGGCGCTGGCCTCGCTCGGCCACGACACCATGCTCACTGACAACTCGTTCTCCTCCGGCGCCGCCACCAACATCATCTTCGGCTGCGAACTTCTGTCGCCGACCTCTCCGCTGCCACCCAACGCGATCGTCTTCCAACTCGAACAGCCCGAGCATCCGAACATGCGCAACGTCCAACACCTCGCCAAGGGCCATCGCATCTGGGACTACAACGCCGCGAACGTCCGCCGCTGGCTGGCCGACGGCTACGACGCGGTCCACGTCCCCATCGGCTACACGCCGAACCTGACGCGCATCCCCAAGGCCGCAACGCAGGACATCGACGTGCTATTCCATGGCTGGTTCACCCCGCGCCGACTCAAGATCATCGCCGACCTCCGTGCGGCGGGACTCAACGTCGTCGCGCTGGATCAGTGCTACGGCGGCGGCAGGGACAACTTGATATCCCGCGCCAAGGTCTGCCTCAACGTCAACCACGACGGGCGCACGCTGTTCAACATCCTCCGCTGCTCCTTCTGGATGGCGAACTCGAAGTGCATCGTCAGCGAGGAATCCTCCGACATCGCCGACTACATGCCTCAACTCGACGGCGCGATGACTTGGTGGAAGTACGAGTCCCTGGTGGCGCAGTGTGTGGACTTAGTTAACCATCTAGGTACGCGTATGGTGTACGAGTCGGAAGGCTTCCGCAAGTTCTCCGCAATGGACTACGCCGCCTCCATCGCCGCCGCGCTGGACAACGTGGAGCCGCACTACGAGCCCAAATCCTACGGCATCACTGTCGAGGTCAATCCCATCAAGGCTCGTTACGAGGCTGGTCTGCAATCCGGCGACATGACCGCCTTCCTTCCCTACCTGCGCGATCACGCCGCAGGACGCATCCTCGAAATCGGCACTCGCGACGGCGCCTCCACGAGTGCGTTCCTGCTGGGGCTGGAGGCCCACGGAGGCCACCTCACCTCCATCGACATCGACGACTGCTCTGGACTGTGGCAGCATCCCCAGTGGACGTTCATCAAAGCCTCCTCGCTCGCCATGCGCTTCCCCGACGACTCCTTCGACATCGCCCTCATCGATGGCAACCACTCCCGCGAGGCCGTCATCGGCGACCTCTACAACTGCTGGCACTGGGTGCGCCCCGGCGGCCTCATCCTCGTCCACGACATCGTCCCCGAGCGCGGCCACGAATTCTACTCCATCGCCATTCGCGAGGAGTACTTCAAGTTCATCGCCGCCCACAACTGTCCGCACGAGGAACTCCCCGGCCCCTACGGACTCGGCGTCCTGACGGTGACGCGATGATAACCATTTCTAACTTCGTGCTACGACTTCGGAAGTATGAGGAGAAATGGGGATACCCTCCGCTTCGGGCGGTGTTGAATAGAAAGGACTATATCGAACTCAAACAACAATTTATGAAAGGAGGGCGTTCCGTGGAATCTAAATCACTTGAAACCTTTGTCCCCCAAGCACTTCGTTACTCCTTCTTGGTTGATGGGGTAGATGTAGTAACAAGAAATATTCCTAGGGGTAAGGTGAGGATGCTATGACTCCGCCGCGAACCCTCGTCACCGGCGCCTGCGGATTCCTCGGAAGCCATGTCGCCGACGAGCTGGTCAAGCTCGGCCACTCCGTCCTCGCCCTCGACGACCTCTCCGGCGGCCGGCGCGACAACCTCTCTCCCGAGATCGACTTCCTCCAAGGCTCCGTCTGCGACACCGCCCTGCTCGCCGACCTCTTCTCCTCCCGCATCGACTACGTCTTCCACCTCGCCGCCTACGCCGCCGAAGGCCTCTCCCACCACATCCGCCGCCACAACTACCTCACCAACCTCGTCGGCTCCGCCAACCTCATCAACTGCGCCATCAACTCCTCCGTCCGCTGCTTCGTCTTCACTTCCTCCATCGCCGTCTACGGTGCGGCCCATCCTCCCTTCACCGAAGACTCGCCTACCGTGCCCATCGACCCTTACGGCATTGCCAAGCTCGCGGTGGAACTCGACCTGCGGGCGGCGCACGATTACCATTCCCTGCCCTACATCGTGTTCCGCCCGCACAACGTCTATGGCGAACGCCAGTCCCTCTCCGACCCCTACCGCAACGTCGTCGCCATCTTCATGCGCCAAGCCCTCGCCGGTCAGCCCTTCACCATCTTCGGCGACGGCTCCCAGACCCGCGCCTTTACCTACGTCGGCGACATCGCTCCCACCATTGCACGCTCGGTCACCGTGCCCGCCGCGTACAACCAGACGTTCAATATCGGTTCTGAGGTTACTGCGACGGTCGCCGAACTTGCTGCTATCATGCACGACGAAATTCCCGCATCGCCCGGAGCCGAGCGTCTTGATGCCCGACATGAGGCCCCCGCTGCCTTTGCGGACCAATCTAAGTTGTGGGATGTGTTCGGTATCCAGCGCACCACCCCCCTCGCCGACGGCATCCGCCGCATGGCCGACTGGGCGGTGACGACTTTCCACGCCAAGCCCCGCCCCTTCACCGGCATCGAGGTTGGACGCAACCTTCCACCCTCGTGGCGCGACCTCCTCGGACGACAGTACATGCACTGGCAGACCATGGAGGCCCGGTGATGCACGATACCGCCCGCATCAACGCCGAACGCTTCTTCCACTCCTGCGTGCCCATCGGATTCCGCGGCACCATCGTCGAGGTTGGTTCCCGCGACATCAACGGCTCCCTTCGCGACCTCGCTCCCGCCGCAGCTACCTACATCGGCGTCGATACCGAGTTGGGCCTTGGCGTGGACGTGGTCGCAACGAATCCCTATTCCCTCCCGCTCCCCGACGCCCACGCCGACCTGGTGCTGTGTTCCTCCACACTGGAGCATTGCGAATTCCCATGGGCGCTGTTCCTCGAACTCTGCCGCATCGCCAAGCCCTCCGCCCTCATCTACTGCTGCGCCCCGTCCCAAGGCCCATTCCATCCCTGCCCCATCGACGCTTGGCGTTTCTACCCCGACTGTGCTGCCGCCCTTCAGCACTGGGCCCTGCTCCACGCCCAACCCGTCTCCCTCGTCCGTACCTACATCTCCATCTTCGACAATCCCGTCGACACCGAGTACCACGACGAATGGCGGGATTGGGTTGCCATCTACCGCAAGGAGACCGCCGCATGAACATCCTCATCCGCCGCGTCCGCCACTCCGACCAGCCCTACGCCACCGTCGGCTCATGGTCCTTCCCCGCCGACGACCGCCTTGTCATCCTCGTCTCCGACGTGCGCAACCCCGACGAGGAGTTCCTCATCGCCCTCCACGAACTCGTCGAAGCCTACCTCTGCCACAAGCACAACGTGAGCGATGAGAGCGTGCAGGAGTTCGACATCGCCTACAACAAATCTGGTAAGCAGGGAGAACCGGGAGATGAGTCCGATGCGCCCTACCACCGCGAGCACGTCTACGCCACCGCCGTCGAGCGCCTCGTCGCCGGCGAGCTTGGCGTCAAGTGGGCCGACCACGAGCACGCGGGAGACAACGCGGGAGACAACGAATGAGCATGAAGATCCTATTCCTATCACCGGCGCGTGGATGTGACTATCAGTGCGACTCCCTATTCCACGGCCTCCGCACCGCGTGGGGCGACTCCGTCGTCGACTACCCCCGCCTGCCCTACATGTACCAGGACTATGGTGACATGAAACATTTGTACGGCTACGGCTTCACCCTCTGGGGCCTGCTGCCCGACGACTCTGGCGTGGATCGCACCGACATCGAAACCAAGATCGCCAACCGCTTCTACGACCTCATCGTCTTCGGCTCCATCTGCCGCGACCACTCCCTGCTCGACCTCGTGACCCTTCACTATCCCCGCTACAAGGTCATCCTCGTCGATGGCGAGGACCAGCAGCACGGCATCTTCTCTCTGACCCGGCACGGAGTGTACTTCAAGCGCGAACTCGCCGCTCCCCACCCCGGTGTCTACCCCATCCACTTCGGCATCCCGCGCGAGAAAATCGGCACGCTCCGCCCGGTGATCAAGTCCCAAGTCCGCGCTCAGTCCGACCCGCGCGACATCCACACCTACATCTACACCTCGGAGCGCGACTACTACGCCGACTACGCCCGCTCCCTGTTCGCCATCACCATGAAGAAGGGTGGATGGGACTGTATGCGCCACCTGGAGATTATGGCCAACGGCTGCATCCCACTGTTCCTCGACCTCGACCAGTGCCCCGCCACCACTTGCACCCATCTGCCCAAGGCGGAACTCGCGGAAGCCATGACCCACTTTGATAAAGATGGATCGTATTGGGACACCGACGACGGCCACGCCATCTGGCTCTCTTTATGGCGGCGGACGCACTTGAAGTTTGCCGCCCACTCGACCACCGAGCGCCTTGCCCAGTACGTCATCGACATGCAACAGCGCGAGGCTTCCCTCGCCGGAGGCAGTCAATGACACATCCCTCACCGCTTGCTACGTACAAATGCAGTCGGTGCCCACGAACTTACCTCGGGGCTCCGCAGTATCTGACTGTTCTGTCGATCGGCAGAGATAGTAAGATGCTGATCCAGTATCAACTCTGCGAGATGTGTTGGCAAACCATTGAAGCAATGCTGGATACCCCATCTCCGTATGTAAAAACTCCAAGGGAAATAGAACAGGAAAGGATGTTAGGCCATGAAGTATAACCCTAAACTCGTCGGCAAGTTGATATGCTTGGGGTGGGAGGATTCCCATGAAAACATGGGTAATGCGTGGAAAGATGATAGGGATATGCAAGAATATGTCGACTACGAAGTTGTCTGCATATCTGTTGGTTGGGTGACGGCAATTAACAAAGACCGGATTGTTTTAGCATCTGATCTTAGTTCGAGTTCATATGTGAGTCGTGCCGAATATTGGGGAAGACTTACTACAATTCCTCTTTCTTGTGTACAACACATGGCGATCATCGCAACCAAGAAAATGTATAGGTTATGGAAATGACCCGCCCCGCCCTCGACCTCGCCGCCCTCCGCCACCGCCACATCTTTATCGCCACCCCCCTCTACGCCAACACCATGACCCTTGGCTACCACACTTCCTTCTGCAACCTGATGAAACTCTGCGCCAAGAACGGCATCTCCATGGGCGTCAAGTACATTGGCTGCGACTCCCTCGTCCCTCGCGCCCGCAACCGCCTCTACGCCTACTTCCGCCATTCTCCCGCCACCGACATCTTTTTCATCGACTCCGACATATCCTTCTCCGCCGAGGACGTGCTCTCCCTCGTCCAGCGCCCTGAGCCCATCCTCGGCGGCGTCTACCCCCGGAAGCAGTTCGACTGGCCGCGCATTGCCGCCGCTGCCCGCGCCAACATCCCTCCCGCTGAGTTGTCGCAGTATGGATTTATCCCCGTCTCCAACTGGGCCGGCCCCGGCGACTATTCCCTCTCCGACCCCATCCCCATGCACCACCTCGGCACCGGCTTCCTCCGCATCCGCCGCGAGTGTCTCGACGACATCGTTCGCCAGCTCGGCGAGCAGATCCAGTTCGATTACTCCTCCGACGAATCCGTGTTCAAGGGAGAAATCGGCTACGACCTCTTCCCCTGCGGCCCCGATGTGCGCTACCCTGTAGGCAGCCGTGGCCGTCAATACCTCTCCGAGGATTGGGGATTCTCCGAACTCGCCAAGCACTGCGGCTATACTCTCCACGCCGCGCCGTGGGTCTCGCTCACCCACTCCGGCTACTGCGACTACTTCGGCTCGCTTGACATCATGGACGCCGCCATCGAGGACGCATTGAACGCCGCTGCCCCTGTGATGAACGTTGCTCCGCCCGAGGAGGATACCCTTGCCTCGATACCTTAGCACGCCCCGCTGCCACTGGCCGCCGTGCCGCCGCGAGATGTTTCTCCTCAACGAGACCGACGCGTTCTGGTTCTTCCAGTGCGAATGCGGCACGTCCCGCGCCCTGACCAAGCCCTCCGCGCGCGCTGAGGTCACCTACCGTCAGTACCAGAATTCCAACGAGCAGGAACGGGTGCGGCAACGCTACCTGTCCTCCCGGCCAGCCTTTTCCATTCCCGAGGTGAAACGATGACTACTACCCGAATCGATACCATCTGCAAGCCTAACGACCACGACTTCGTTCCCAAGCATCAAAAATCATCTCCATCGGGAACGGACACCGAAGTTACTGCGGTTTACTGTCGTAAGTGTGGCACCGTCTGTTTCCTCACCACGCAGGAAACCCCACTCATTTCCAAGCCATCCTAAAGGAGACACACCGATGCCAACCGAATGGACACCTGAACGCCGCGCCCAGCAAGCCGAGGCTATGAAGAAGATTCACGCCGCCAAGCGGGAGAAGGCCGCGCCCGCGCCCGACATCAACCCGCCCGCCAACGACGGCCTCGTGCTTCCCCCTCCGCCATTGCCGCGCCACGCCCGCGCCGCGCCCGCCGACGTTGTCTCCACCGACGCGCCGACGTTCGATATTTCTCTCCTGATCGCAGACCTCGAATCCCTGCCCATTGATCAGATCTCCTACGCCTCCTGCGGCTCCCTGCTCAACGCCCTCTCCGCCGCCTCGACCGCCATCGCCCTGCGCCGCCGCCAGGCCCAGGAGCAACTCGACGCTGGCACTCACCGCGCTCCGTGCGCCACCTGCGGCCGACTCATCGACATTTCCAAGCCTGGCGGGTTCCAGATTCTGACGGAGAGGGATGAACACTTCCAGCCGCGCAACGTCTACTACTGCTCGCAGAATTGCCTCCTCGCCAAGAACATGCCCTCGCACCGCGTCAAACGTATAGCGGGGGACGTGGGAGCGAAGGCGTGACCACTCCACACAAATGGCTGCGACTGCGAAAGCAGCGTTGGCCCGACGCTCTCGACCCATCATGGCGCTATACCGTTACCGCCCTTCGCGACGACGGCTATGACTTCTATGGCCGAGGAGATACGGAGGAATCTGCCCTCTTGGAATTGGATCGCCACTTGCAAGACGACCCTCCTCGATATTCCCCTAACCCTGATTCGCTACGCGAGTCTGAGGACATTCTGAATGTTCAACCTTGACCGCGCCGAGGAATTCCTTGCCCGCCTTCCCATCCGCGACAAGCTGACCCAGCGCCTCGTCCCGTTCGCCCTCAACCCCTCCCAGCGCAAAGTCCACACGGCCCTCAAGGCACAGCACGACAGGGGAAAGCCCATGCGAGTGGTTGTGCTGAAAGCGCGGCGGCAAGGTATTTCTACGTACACCGACAACATGATGTGCGTTCACGCGATGGGGCGTCCCGGAACTAACTCTCTCATCACTACTCACGACTTTCGTTCGTCTAAGGAACTCTTTAAGAATCCCAAGACACTCATCAACGAGTTTCTTCCCGGAAAGAAATCCTTGCGGTCTGTGTTAGGAATGCCTTCCATGACGCAACACAAGATAACATTTCCTCATACCGACGGAGATAGTTACCTTGCGATTGCGACAGCAGGAAACGTAGAAGGGGGCCGGGGAATGTCCCTCACTGACTTGCATTGCAGTGAAGCAGCATTCTACCCCGGACAGGGAACCTTCGCGGCGCTTCTGCCAACCGTCCCTCGTGCAGAAGATACAATGGTTGTGGTAGAGACTACTGCTAACGGCCGCACGGGGATCGGAGAAATCTTTTACGAGTTCTGGAACTCGTCTGTGCGCGGCGACACCGAGTTCACCGCCATCTTCCTCTCGTGGCTCATCGACCCAACCTGCGTCGACTACGACCACCCCGTCCCCGACGCGCCCAAGGACGACGACGAACGCCTGCTCATGGTCGAGGGCGTCAACATCGATGGCAAACTGGTGAGAGCTACCCCGCAGCAGATCGCATGGCGCCGTATGACCATCGACTCGCCCGCCTGCCGCGGATACGTCGAAATCTTCGACCAAGAGTTTCCGGTGATTCCGGATGTAGCGTTCCTCTCCACTGGCGAGCCCGCCTTCACCCGCGAGGAGATGGCCATGGCCCGCAACTCCATCCTCCCGGCCCGCCGCGTCGAAATCGCAGCCGAGTCCGGCGACTCCGCCTCGCACATCTACTGCAAGCCCAACGACGTTTCCCCCGTCTTCCAGTGGGAGCCGCCAATCAAAGACCATCGCTACTACTTCGGCGTTGACGCCGCCAGGGGGAAGGATGAAGGAGACTTCGCGGCAATCGTTGGCATTGACGGAGACTCAGGTAACCAAGTTCTACGATACTCTCAGAGAGTCGATCCGGAATACTTGGCCCGCCTCTGCAATTACATCGGACTCTACTATAACCGCGGAATGCTTTGTATCGAACTTACAGGCAACCTTGGCCTGTGGTGCCAGTCCCGACTACGCGATTATTTCCATTACCCTAACCTCTACCGTTGGCGAGGCACGCGAGACGATAAGATTGCCCCTGGTGTTGGCGCAGGCAAGCGCGGCGGCTCCTACGGATGGGAAACCACCTACCGCTCCCGCGAGCGCCTCCTGATCACCTTCCGCGAGTCCATCGTCCATCGCATGTGCTCCGTCCGTGACGAGGAAGTCGTGCGCCAGATGGATCGTGCCACCCGCAAGGACGCTTGGGAGCGTTGGGAGATCGCCTACGGCCACGACGACGTTCTCATGGCCTTCATGCTGGCCAACGTCGCCCGCTCGGAGTGGCATCCGCGCGCGCTCACTGGCGCGTCTCACACCGTCACCTCCGACTCCGACTCCGACTCCCGCGCGCTGGCCAAACTCAACCCGCAACCTTCCTTCGAGCACATCGGCAACGTTAACGCTGCCGTCTACAAGCAACTCCTGCGCGACCGCGACCGCTACGACCGCGAGCAGGAAGCACAGAAACGAGGCTGGCGATGAGAGTTATACGAAGGGGAAAATGCCGAGTCTGCGGGATTAAAACCGGGCAGCATGGCGGAGTGATGTTGCCCAGCGGGAAGCGTGGATTCATTTGGTATTTGTGTCCTAAGCACATGAGCAGCTCTAGCTTTTATGAGGGATACTATAGTGCACTTCTGAAAAGGAGAAAGACGCTGTGATCATGAACGCATTCCCCCGCGCCCAGGGCGCACTCTCCCACGAATCCTATCTGACGCTCCTCCTCCTCGCCCTCATCGGCCAGGTCGGCGGCGAACTTCGCATCTCCGCGCCCGCATTTGACAACCTTGACAGTGGTGGTAAGCTACTCGTAGATTGGGACACCGCCGCGCAGCAGCTCGTGCTCCGCGCTGGCTCCCCATCGCTCGTCATCGCCGAAGCCCGAGGATCAGGATGGACGAAGCCCACAACCCTGTCGCCACAGTCCCCCGCCCAGCCCGATCCGTCGAAGCATCGCGTGATGACCGAGGATCAGATCATCGACGCGCTGGAGAGACGAATGCAGTCCCAGCGGATGCGCGAGTGGCGCGAACAGGGCACGGCGGCGGTATCCTCGATGCCCCCGCCGGACGAATCCAAATGAGCGCCCCTGCGGCTGCACTCTCCGCCATCTTCGCCGAGTTCGCCTCGCGCCGCAAGAAGGAGAAGGTTGCCGCGTGGATGTGGCTGCAAACCGCCCTCGCCGAAAACGCAGGCACGCTCTGTCCTGCCGCCGTCTCCCTCAAAGACCTCATCGGCGCCGAGGCCAACATCGAGGACATGCTGCGCGGGCAGCAGGGCGACGCGGGCCAGTCCCCAGCCGAGTACCTAGCCAACTGGCTCTCCGGCGAACCCGACCCTAAGAAGGCGGCACTGCAATGAGGAAATACATAGCATGGTCGAGTGGCGCAACCGATGATTCTTCTTGGTGTATTCGTGCGGGCAAGGGATTCGCGTATCGCTACTTCATTCGCCTTCAACTCCCCGCCATACGAAATCCTTATAAATATCGCTGGTTCTGCATAGGATTCATTCGGGAGAGTGCCGCATGAGCACCACCACCTACACAGGCTCCTGGTCGAACCCTTCCGCCCGCGCCGTCGGCTCCGACGAACGCCCGACCATCATCCAGCAGATCGACCTGCTCCAGCGTATCGCCAAGGACGCCAAGCGCGATCTCCTCGGCGCCGACTGGTTCCGCAACGTCAAGGATTTCTATTCTCTCGACGCCGCGCAGGGCGCTGGGCCGCTCGTCTTCCGGCCGCGTGTCGATATCCCTCAACTCCAGATGTTCATGCTCTCGGAGACGGCCGAACTCTCCGACAACGTCCCCGTCATCTACCTGACTGGCGACGACGACAAGCGCGATATTGCCCGCGAGCGCATCTTCCGCGGCATCTGGAAGCAGGAATGGTACTCCCTCTCCATCATGATGGCCCAACTCTGGGCCAACTTCGGCGGCACTGGCATCCTCGCCGCGGGCATTGACCCATTCGCCTACAATGGGCGCGGCTCGGTCTGGCTCGACGCCATCGACCCCGACGACTTCGATCCCGATCCCACATCCCTCGACGAAAACTGGGACTACGTCGTCTACTCCCGCCCGATGACACTCGACGCCGTCCGCCGGCGCTGGCCTGACACTGGCTGGCGCGTCCCTGCCCGTCCATCCGCCCGCAACCCCGTCGGCGGCTCCGTCCCCTCGATGTCGATGCCCTTTGGCCCGATGACTTCCCAGGGCGGCGCACCTGCGTCCAAAGGCGTTCCTGCCTCCGGCCTTGTCAACGTTCGCTACTGCTATACCCTCGACCCCACCCCGGAGAAAGTGAAGGACGCTGCGGGGTCGAAGGAACTCGATAAGTTCCTGCCCGCGTCTAAATTCAAACTAAGGTTTCCCAATGGCAGACTCACGATCGACGGCGACGGAACTATTCTCTACGACGGCGAAAATCCCACCCCGCATCGGAAGTTTCCTTTCATACCATATTGGGGTCTGCCAAAATTGGAAGGTTTCTGGGCACCTCCTCCGATTCGTTACACGCGTACTCTACAGGAGTTTGCGGAACGTTCTCTCACACAAGCGTTCGAGAATGCCTACCGCTGTAATAACGGCATCTGGCTGCTTCCTGATGGTTCCGGATTGGATGCTGACAAATTCGGCGGCCTCCCCGGCGAAATCCAAGTCGTCAACATGAACCACGGCGAGCCGAAGTTCGTTTCCCCTAACGCTTTCCCTGCCTCTTACCTCGAATACATCAAGTACGCCTTGGCGACCCAAGCCGAACTCCAAGGCTACTCGGGTGCGCGCGGCGGGCAACCCGGAGCTGGCAACCTCAGTGTGGAGTTGTACGAATCCGCCATCGAGGAATCCTCGAAACTGACCAAGCTCCGCGCCCGCCTCTCCGCGCGATCGACCCAGAAGGCCGCCGAGATGGTCTTCTACCTCCTCGCCAAATTCTTCGGCGAGCGGCGCGGCATCAAGTTCCCCACCATGGACGATGGCAACTTCTCCATGTCCGAGTGGTCGCCCATCTCCGACTTCTCCGCGTGGAACGTCATGGTTGACCCTGGCTCGCTCGAAGTCATGTCGGCGAAGAACCTGCGGAAGACGGCGCTGGCGCTCAACCAGGCAGGCAAGATCGACACGCGCACCATGCTCACCGCCCTCGGCTGGCCAGGCGCGGATGAGATCGCGGAGAAGGCTGACCAGGAAGCGGCGATGCGTGTTCTGCAAACCATCAAGAAAGGAAGGACGGTAAAATGAAACGCACAAGCGACGGTTATTCTCGCAAGAAAGGCTCACGCAAGCGCGGAGGCAAGTCCTAGCAATGACTCTAGCCCTCGACCACGCCGAATCCTGCGCCGCCCTTGCCGACTGGCGCTCTCCCTGCTCCTGTGGTGTGGGGATTGAGACAATATCCATACCCATCATCAAGGTTTCCGCTGAGTACATCTCCATCCCCAAATTGTTGTTCGCGCTTAATCTCGTCCCCTCCGTCTCCGAAGCCCGGCGGCTCATCTCTCAGAACGCCGTCGAGATTGTTGACGGAGACGACCGGCACACCGCCGCGTTGAAGGAATGGTTGCCGAAGAAGTTCAAGCTGCGCTGTGGGCGCGAGTGGCGGGAGGTATCTTTCCAATGAGCACAGCCATCACCCCGCTCGCTCCCATCCCGCCTTGGGTGCTCGATCCATCTACTCGCTGGCTCACGGTCGGCGACGCTTCCCGCGTGTGGAACAAGCACCGCAACACCATCCGCGAGTGGTGCGAGTCGGGATTCTTCGCGTCCATCAACGTTCCCACCTACCGCGATCCGCACGGACGCTGGTACGTTCGCGCAATAATGTAATCGCACAGTCCGCACACGACCTATCTTCCACCATACAATCATTCGATTATTCTGTACGCGAGATGACGATTCAGGGCCACACGGTCGAAATCCTGCGCTCGGGTACAGACTACGAGGATTGGCGTCTTGGCCTGCAACTGGCCATTGACGGTCGCGTTGCGACGATGTTCGATCTTCACAAGTCGAAAATCCGCGAAGTGGGAGACGGCTCGCCCGCCTACGAGGAGTTGCTGTACGATTCCGCTTCCTCCCTCCTCGCCCAGTGCGGGCCGGTTTCCGCCGGCGTTCCCTTGGCTGCGTCACCTCGCTGAATCGGTATAGCTCTTGCCCTCACGGGCGATTTGAGCGCCACTTCGAGTGACGCAGAAGGAGGTACGATATGGCTCGCAGACACAAGAAAGGCCGTGGCCGCAAGAAATAGTTTCGGCCAACGACAGTAGTGTTCCTCCGCAGCACGGACGGGGGAGCGGCGTCTAGGGCCCGTCGCTCCTCCATTTGCACATCGGCCTTGGAGGATTACCGTATGAGAGATCCACGCATGAAGGGCGTTGAATCCGCCCAACCCGGCTTCGCGGCGCTGAAGAAGGGTGCAAAGCGCAAGTCCGAGAAACGCTCTCAGCGCAAGTCGGGGCGTCGGCACAGTTCGAAACACTAAAGGAGTCTTATGGCCCGCGAATCTACAAACCACGAGACGCTGCCGCAGAATACCGGCCATCCGGTCCGCGATGAAACCCATCGCAAGTGGCGCAACTCGATCCTCGTCGGGCCGCAGACCGCTGGCATCCCAACCGTCCATAACCTTGACGAGTGGGCGCGGGATTCCGATGTACTCGGCTCCGACGATGCCATGCAGCCGAAGAAGCCATGGGACCAAACAGGCGGGGCGCTTGACTATCACCGCTCGCAACGTAAGTAAGAAGGAGGAAAGACAAATGGAGAAACTTGGCAACACTTTCAAAAACACCTCGCTGGTATCGCCGCTGAATGCCGAGTCCGGCAAGGCTGACCCCGGCCCTGGAATTCTCAACACCCCGTTGATTGACCCCAACGATCCCCAAGGCTTTCTCACCGATTCGGTGAAGCCCGCATCGGGGCGAAAGAAGGGATAATCCATGTCTGCCGGCCCATCGCCGCTTATCGCCTCGCTCCTGCCAATGCTGATGTCGAAAATCGGCGGCGGCGGAGGTGCGCCCGGTGGGCCTCCCGGCGGTGGCCCTCCCGGTGGTTCCCCTGGCGGCGGCTCTCCCGGAATGAACCCCGAAGCCGTTGGCGCGGCAGTCTCGCAGGAATACTCCGCGCTCCAGAACGTCGATCCCGCCAAGATTACCGCCGACCTGCAACGCTACAAGCAGGCCATCTCGGCGCTGTTTCCCATCGCGGTCAACCGCGTGGCCGACGCCGCCAAGGGAATTTCCCAAGCCGTGACCGGCCTCAACGCCGCCATCAAAGCATTCGAGAAAGCGCAGGAAGGACTTCAGCAGACCAAGCCCATGCTCGGCCTGCAATCCGCGCAGCAGAACCCCACGTCCGGCAACCCTCCGTTTGGGATGCCTGGGCCATCAACCGGGCCACAGCCCACAGGAATGATGCCATGACCGATACCAAGCTGACTCCGCTGCAACCCACTGGCAAGGCCGTTGTGCCTGCTGCGCCCGTCGCGCCCGTCGCGCCCGTTGTCGCACCCAAGCCCCGCTACCTGGTGGTAAAGCTGGGCGAGCAGGTATCCGCGAGCCAGAAAGCCTTTGCCGATGCCTTCGCTGCGGGATACACCACGCTGGAGTCGGTCTACGTTGTCACTGCGCCCTCCGGCGCGGGCACGGCATTTGCGATTTTCAGCACCTAACTTTGTACTGAGGAGAATGACCCTATGGCAACACTGTCTGACGCCCTGAAAGACAAGAAAGGCTTCCCCGACGCGCAAGAAGTGGCGATCGGCGATGGCCTTAAGATTACCCTTGGCGAACTCCGTGCCTACCAGGAAGCAACCGGTCAGGACGTGGCCAAGCAACTTTCCGCCGAGCGCGAGAAGATGGCTGAGGAACAACTGAAGCTCACCAAGGCGCAGGAGGAAGTCGTCAACCTCTGGACTTCGCTCCAAGAAGCCAAGAACAAGCAACCCAAATCCGCCCCCGCCGAAGGCACCGACTGGACAACCGACCCGTTCTTCGCGCCCATCGCCAAGTACCTGAAAGACAACGTAGAATCCACGCAGGCGAAGCAGCAAGAACAGATCTCGCAGTTCCAGAAGGCCCTCGGCCTCGGCGTCAAGTACATCACGGACACGTTCTCGGAGATGCGCTACCAATCGCTCCCCGAGGAATTCCGCAAGGAAGTGGGCTACGACGTGGCCGTCAAAACGGCTGCCGAGAAACGCTACCTCGATTCCGGCGGCGTGCCCGACATTCGCAAGGTGTACCAGGAATGGCAGTCGCCGCGGCAGCAGAAAGCGGAAATCGAGAAGGTACGCAAGGAAGCCTTTGAGCAGGCGCGCAACGAGGTTATGGCAAACCAGCTCTCGCGGCCCTCCGGCCTTCCCACGGGCAGCGCCCCCGCAACCGCCGACCCGAACGCCCCGCACACCATCCGCGAGTCGTTCAACCGGCTGAAGTCCGACCCAGAGTTTTTGAAGCAGATTTACGACCTGACGGGACAGGCATAAACCCGAAGGCACGATAAAGGAGAACTACCATGGCTGGCGGCGTATACGGAACCGGAATCAACGCACCCCCTGCGGTGCTCGCAAACACCATGCAGGCCATCACCCAGAAAGCCATCGAGCCGGTCCTCGCCGACAACGTGATGAACCCGTCCTCGACCTTCTGGGCACTGTGCCGCAAAGGAAAAGTCTTCAAGGGCGGCGAACTCATCTACCCACTGCTGTTCGTCGAGGAATTGACGGGTGGCGCCTACGTCGGCGCGCAGCTCCTGAACACAACCGTCACCGACTCGATCCAGTCGGCGAACCAAGTCTGGCGCGACTACTACGAGGCGATCTCGATTCCCGTGACTGACGTGATTCGCAACGCAGGCTCCGGCTTGGACATCATCCAGATGAAGGTTGAGGCCGCATCCTCGTCCTTCCTCCAGAAGCTGTCGCGTGCACTGTGGCACACCACGCCGCAGAACACGGCCAACGACATCGACGACATCGAGTCTTGGATTGGCTCGGGCACTCCCGCCGCGCCGACTGGCACTGGCATTGCCACCAACGTGATTGCGGGCATCGACCGCTCCGTCGCCGCGAACTCGTTCTGGCAGCCGCCCACGCCGCAGTCCACCACCGCCACGGCCATTACCGCGCTGATCATGGACACTGCTTACGCCACCGTGAAGCTGGGCTACGACGAGCCGGACCTGATCCTCAGCGACCGTACTCGCTACGTTAACTTCAAGGCGAACTTCATGGGCGCGGGCACTTCCTACATGGCGCGCTACGGCGACAACATGCAGGACCGGGAAGCGATCCAGTCCGGATTCCGCTACCACTTCCTGTTCAACAGCGCCGTCGTGCTGGACGACCCATTCATCGCGGCGAACATTTTCTACATTCTCAACACGAAGTACATTCACCCGGTATTCCACCCTGGATCGTACTTCCGTCTCACGCCGTGGCTGCGTCCCACGAACCAGGACGTAATCACCGCGCAGATGTTCCTGACGTGGCAGCTCGAATGCCTGGCGCCACGCATGGGCATCAAGGTACTCAGCTCGTAAGGAGAAAGGAAACTACGCACAAACTCGAAGGCGGGGCCAGCAACTTAGGCAGTTCGGGGCACAGTCGGGATAAGCGGGGACACTGATGGCGTTTCAAACCAGCATCGCGCAGTGGCTAAAGAGCAGTGGAGGCTGCCCCATCAATCTCCAGTTGCTGAACCAAAACGGCAACACGGCGATTGTCGTTCCAGCTTCCGGCTCATTCTGGCCAGGGCTGCCGCGTGCTGGCTATATCCGTATCAAGTCCTCCACCGTCGGCACGAATTGCCAGTCGAAGGTCGGCATCATCACCATGACCGACCTCAGCGGAACGAACATTGCCAACATCTACACTGGCGACCGCCACTACTCGGCCAACGGCCAGTACATCGACCAGGCATTCTTCTTCTGCTACGACTGGGGGATTGCGAACCTCGCGCTCAACGTTTGGACGTTCAACAGCAACGCATCAACCTACGACATCGAAGTGGTAGGCATGGAATAACAAGGCTTCAAAGGAGACGACTATGGCTTTTCAGAACTCAATCGCACAGTGGCTATCGGCAGACGGAATTCCGGTCGTCTACTATTCCAACATCAACCTGAACAACAACGTGGCCGTCAAGCTCCCCGTGTCGGGCGGATTCGGCACCGCGCCCAACTCCTTGATCAAGCCGCGCGCGGGATACGTTCGCATCAAGTCGAACATCATCAACAAGAACGCGACCGTGCTGGTGGGAGGCATCCAAGCCGGAGATGGCGTGGCCAACATCGCCAACATCTACGTCGGTGACGCTGGCGCTTCCGCCAACGGCCAGTTCTACGACGCCACGTTCTTCTTCTGGTTCGATTGGGGCGTTGCCAACATCAACATTGTCAACATCGCCACGACTGTCAACACGGCGACCTACGACGTTGAATTGGCGGGAATACAGTAGCGCACGGCGAGAAGACCGGTGGTTGAGAGGGCTGGGGGTCCGAGTGGCCCTAGCCCTCTTTCGCTTATAGGAGGACGACAATGAAGAACGCACTTTGGCTACTCACCCTCATCCTCGCGGCGTCCCTGCCCCTGTGGGCGCAGACAGCCTACCCGCCGGGCTCGGGCACGGTCGTCTCTATCGCCGCAGGCACGACCACGACCGGCGCGGGCACAACCTACTACTTCTCTGGCCCCTATAACCAGTTCACATGGCAGGTCATCATCTCGGGAGGCACTGCCACTTCCATCACCACCAACTTCGAGTGCTCGCTCGATGGCGGGCAATCCTACGCTACTTGGGACACCTCGACCTCGACCACCGGCGAAGTCCGCTCCGTCGCCAACAAGCCTGCGCTCGGATGCCGCTGCAACATCTCCGCCTACTCGCGCAATGGCACCACCGCCGCCTGCCAACTGGCAGCCGTGAACAGCGGTGTCACCTTCGCGGGCAGCGTTATCTCCGTCCCTGGCTCGACTAGCGGCACGTCCACTATCACCGCGCCGGGCGTGGCGGGCACTGCGACCAACCCGATCGTCCTCAGCAACTCTCTCAGGATTCCCACAGGCACCGTCTACAGCATCAATGCCGATACCGGCCTCTCGCGGACTGCGGCTGACGTTCTCGCCATCGGCAACGGCACGGCAGGAGACACAACCGCGCAGGTTAAATCCGCCGCCTACATGTCCGTCGGCACCGTCGCCACCACCAACGCGGGCTGTGGCGAGGGCGCGCTCACCGGAGGCGCAACTGCCGGCAAAATGACCACCGCCGGCCAAACCTCCTGCACCGACATCATCACGATGGGCAACTCGGCCACGGCCCCAAACGGCTGGCAATGCTCCTTCACCGACTTGACCACGGCTGCCAGTGCGGCCAACCCGCACCAGACGGCGAGCAACGCCACGACCGTGACCTGGGTCAGCGGAACCATTGTCGCGGGCGATGTTATCTCCTTCGCCTGCATAGGATATTGAGGTACTCGCAATGAAGAAACTGGCACTGCTCGTCGCGCTTCTTCTACCCTCCGCCGCATGGGCCCAGCACACCCTCGTCACTGCCGTGGTCAAGGACGCCAACGGCTCCATTTACACTAACTGCAATGGCTCAGCCTCCTTCATTGGCGAGAACCTCACGCCTGGCGCTGGCCCCTACCTCCTTGGCGGAAGCGTCTTCCAGACCGTTGTGCCCCTGCAATGCGATTCCTCGGGCAACCTAAGTCTCACGCTTGCCGACAACCTTCTCATCTCTCCCAGCCCGTCACAATGGAATTTGGGTATCTGCGCTCCCGCGGGCCTCTCCGCTGGCGGCGTTCCCCCTCCCATCTGCTTCAGCGCGCTGCTCACAATCACTGGAACCACGCAGAACATTACCGCATCGTTGCAGGCCGTCGCGGCCATCCTGCCACCCAGCGGCGGGGGAGGCAGTGGAGGCCGCGGCGTCGTCATTACCACCGAACTTGGCTTGGTGCTTGTGCCGGGTAAAACTAAAGGCACAATCGCGGTCGTCACGGATGGCCAGTCGTCAGGGGACTGCACCAGCATTGGCGGGGGAACCTACATTGTCACCTGCCAGTACAGCGGCGTCACATGGTCGCAGATCACGGCGTCGGGCACTGGAGGAACATCATGGGCCGCGATCACTGGCGGCACGAACACGAACGCGTTGGTCATAGGCTCTGGCGGATCGCTCACCGCAGCAGGCACGGGACTGATTGCGGCTACTTCCGGGCCATTTCCGACTCGGGCGCTCGGCAACCTCACCTCTCCCACGGCGGCCAACCAAGACTTGCTCCCTGACATTACCGCAACCCGCTCGCTTGGTTCTAGCAGCCTCTACTGGTTGAAAGGCTGGTTTGGGAGTTTGGATATTGCGACGACTGGAATGCTGACTTGGGGTTCTCCTGCGGGCGCGGGGATGTCTTCGGATAGCATTGCCAGCAACATGATTGCCATTGGCAACAACTACGCGGGCGATTACGGAGGAGGAATCCGGGCAAGTCAGTACTGCATGGGACTCACTTGCATCACGAGCTGGCCAAGCGGCGGCGGCAGTTCTTGGCCGGGAGGCACGTCTTCGGGCATTGCAAATTACTCCTACCCGAACTCTTGGGGAAACGTTTACAACGCCAGCAACACGATTCCCGCGAACTTCCTGTCGCCAAACATCACGTCCAACACCTCCGGCACGGCCGCCAACCTCAGCGGCACGCAGCAGGCGAACTACCTCTACGGCGCGCCGAACGGGACGAACGGCGCAGCCCTGTTCCGCCCCGTGGCGCTGGCTGACCTCTCCACTGGCGGCTTCGTCACCGGATCGAACCTGTACGTTCCCACCAGCCCCAGCCTCGCTGGGCCGGCGAACGTGCTGCTGGTGCAGGACGGATCGGCTGGTCTGGTTCCGGCAACGGGCAACGTCAGCTCCGGAGGTACGGGATCGACGCAGTTTACTTTCAAGGACAACACCACGCCGAGCCAAGCGGGCGCGAGTACTTACACCTACGTCTATTCGAAGAACGGCGCACTGTGCGCCGAAGGTGCTAACGCTGGCGGCGCGTCAGAAACCTGCACCGGCACGGGCGGCGGCGGCAGCCTCTCCGGGATGACCGCAGGCCAGATCCCGATTGCGGCGACAGCGACGACGGTGACATCCTCGGTGGCGGCTCCGGCGGGCGCGATCGTTGGAACGACCGACTCTCAAGCCTTGACCAACAAGACGCTGGATGGAGTGACATCAACGACGATGGGCTATGTCGATGCAACCTCCAGCATTCAGACGCAACTCAACGCCAAGCTGCCAAACCCCGCCTCGAATGGCATCGTGCTTTGCACTGGAACGGCTTGCTCCACCCAGACCACCATCTCGTCCGCGACGGGCACTACAGGGACCGCAGGCGGAATCATTGGCACCGAGGGTACGGCTCCAACAGGCGTAACTGGCGACGCGCTCTACGCCAGCACCGCCAACACCTGTTGGCAATGGCTGCATAACTCGACCGACAAGGGATGCCTCGCTACCTTGGCATCCCCAACCTTCACGGGCACGCCAACCATCCCCGGAGCCACGGTCACTGGCGCGTTCACCGGAGCGGGCAACTATATTCCCGTGTCCCTGCTGAACAGCGGCACCAGCGCATCGAGTTCAACCTTCTGGCGTGGCGATGGAACGTGGGCGGCTCCCACGGGAACAGGCACAGTCACGGGATGCTCCTTCACCGGAGGCTTGATCTCCTGTTCCGGCTCAACCACCACGGCGAGCACTGTCGCTGGAACCTCTGGCGGCATTCCCTACTTCTCCGGAGCAACTACTTGGGCATCGTCTGGGGCATTGACGCAGTACGCTCCCGTGTTGGGCGGCGGCGCTGGGGCCACTCCCACATCCGGCCACGCAACCGACAATGGCACCATCTGGGCCTTCACTGAGGGCATGACCGTCTCGCCATCCTCCACCAGCCAGATCAGCGTGGTCGCCAACAACCCCTCAAGCACCTCGGTCGATCTCTTCGAGGCGCAAATCAACGGAGTCAAGCAGGCATGGATTGGAAGCACCAACGCGGGCGAGGGCTTCTTCGGCCCCACCGCCCCGAACCCCACGATAGGCACCTCTGGCGGCGCGATGTTCACCTGCGGCACTGTGCCTACAGGAATTGCCAGCAACGACGCACTCTACTGCGATGCGGCCAACCAGCCCCACGCCCTGAGTGGCACCACCGACTTGGGCATTGTCTCCACGCAGAGCCAGACGGCGCAGATTGTCACCGCCGACTGGACATGCGGGACTGGCGGGACAAACACTTCCTGCGTGGCGGCGCAGACCATCGGCACGCTGACCTTCACGCTGCCCCTCGAAGCGAAGAATTGGAGCTTTGACTGCAACCTGATTGTCGGCCAAGCCACGGGCGCTACCGCAAACAACTGGGACATCCAAACGGCGACGAACGGCGCAACCAACACTTCCGCCTCATGGACGATGGCGACTGCCGCAACCGCGTTCGCATCTGGCGCCCTGACCGGCAGCGGATCGAGCACGTCCTCGGTTGACATTGGCGTGACTTGGACGCTGGGCGCGACGGGCACCAAGATGCCTGTCCACATCTCAGGCACCATCGAAGGCGCTTCCGCCTCCGGCACGGTGTTCAACCTTCAACTGAAAGCCCCGACGGTGGGCGATCTTGTTACCATCTATCGAGGATCGGAGTGCAGGATATTCTAATGAAAACCAAGATACTCGTTCTCGCGTTTCTCTTGGCGTGCGCGGCGTGCGCGGCCCAGACGACGGTTCTGCCGCACACCACGGTCTTTCCGCATACCACCCTGCTGGGCGGCTCCCTCGTCCACACTTTCACGTTCGTCGATATGTCCACGACGGCGGCAATCTCGGCGGGCGCGGGCGCGTGTTCGGAGGCGAGCACCACGGTCACATGCCTCACCGCAACAACTCCGGTGAATGGGCTGTCGGTGACGATTACTGGAATGACGCCCTCTGGCTACAACGGAAGCTACCTCGTAACCGGAGTTACAGCAGGAGTTAGCTTCACTTACACGACAGGCGCAGGACTCGGTAACAGCAGTGTAAGTGGCAGCTGGTATCAAGGCCCGGTAAACAATAACTGCACTGCGTCAACTAGCACCTGCACGGTTACACTCCCATCCTCTACGACGGCGGGAGCGTTGCTGATTGCCTTCGTGGCCACGGGAAACGTTGGAACCTTTCGCTACCTATCGAACGTCAGTTGCGAGGGAACATTCGCTCCGTTGGATGGCTCTATCGGCGTAATGGACACTACTCGCGGGACGGTTGACATAGCCTATCTCACCCATGCGACTGGTGGATGCAGCAGCTTTACTTTTACCCTTAGCGGCAACTCCACGACCGTCTGGACTGCGGGCTTGATGGAAGCAACCTACACGGGATCGGGTTATGCCAGCGTCGATGGCGCTTGTGCCGCCGCCGACGATACTCCAGCGGCCACCTCTCAGGCTGGAATAGGGTTCTCGCTTACTGGTTCCAGCGACTTCATCGTGCAGCAAATACATAAAGGCTCGGGAGCAATCGCCATCAACGAAAGCTATACGATACCAACCGATTTCAGCACTTTGGGTGGTGGGCCAGCCAATCCTTCAACCGCTACGTGGGCAGTGGCCTACCTGCAAAACAGCACGACGGGCACGGCCCCAACCTGGACAATTGCCAGCAGCCTTGCAGCGGTGGACGGTTGCGCTTTCAAGTGAGGACTATGAAACGACTCTATCTCATTCTCGCCATCCTCGCGCTGTGCTCTCCGTGCTTCGGTCAGGCGTGGTCTCCGTTCCTCGACTCGTCTCGCGCAATCAACTGGAACAGCGAAAGCCCGGGATTCACGATCCCAAGCTACACGACTCCATGCTCGACACAGCCGACGCTCCTCTCCGGATCAGGAAACGCCTCCGCCAACACCTCGGCTATCCAGAACGCCCTCGCTTCCTGCGACTCGACTCACAACGTGGTTAATCTTCCTTCAGGCACCTACTACGTCGCGGGCATTAACTTTGGTACGCAGGGCTATCAAGTGCTTCGCGGGGCAGGGGCGAAAAGCACGAAGATCATCCTGACGGCTACTCTCGGATGCAGCGGAGTTGGCGCTGGCGTCTGTATGTTGAGTTCTAACTTTACCTACGCCGGAAGCCCTACCGTGGACCCGACATGCTCTGGAGGTTCCTGTAGGCAATGCTCATGGACCGCAGGATACGCACAGGGCACGACATCCATTACGCTGAACAGTTGCGGCAGCAGTACCCCCACATCGAATGGCTTGGCCCAGGGGCAGCAGCTCATTTTGGATCAGGCGAACGACCTGACGGACAACGGCGGCATCTTCCTGTGCGATGCCCGCACTTGGGGCCAGTCGGGGAATACTCAGCCCTGCACCGTGAACGATGTAAATAACGGTAATGGCGACAATAACGACGGCAGACCGATCACGATTTCGAGCAAGAGCTACACGATGTCGCAGAAGCAAGTCACCATGATCCAGACGGTGAGCGGAAGCGGCACAGGCCCGTACACGGTGGTGATTTCCCCCGGAGTGTACTTTAATAACATCCGTTCTGGCACGCAGCCTGGAGCGTGGTGGCCCGGTACCTTGAAGAACGTAGGACTGGAGAACGTATATCTCGACGGCACGGCGGTCACCAACGACATCATACAGATTGCTGGTTGCTATCAATGTTGGGTAAAGGGCGTGGCTACCTACAACGCGGACAGGTCTCACGTTATGATCAACGTGAGTTCCCATACAGTCATCCGCGACAACTATTTCTTCCAGTCTCGGGCACATGCCTCGCAAAGTTATGGAGTAGAGCCGGAGCAGTCCTCCGCCGACTTGATCGAGAACAACATCTGCCAACAGCTTACGAATTGCATCATGACCGGGAACACGTCCGGCTCGGTTTATGGCTATAACTTCTCCGTGGGCGGGGTTTACACCAATCCCAACTACCTGCAAGATATGTCGTATCCTTCCCACAACGCGGGTAACGACATGAACCTTTATGAGGGGAATAATTTCACTAACAGCAACACAGACGACACTTGGGGATCGTCCAACACCGAGACCTTCTTCCGCAATTTTCAGACAGGTTGGCAGCACAACTTCGCCGCGATTGCTTCCTTCACGGGATCGAGTGGAACCCTGACCTTCACTACAGTCGGGCAGGACATGACGAACGTTTCCGGCCAAAGCGTTGCCCTTTATGGATTCAGCGGAGTAAATACGAATCTGAACGGGCAAACGGTTACCGTCGGCTCGCCTAGCGGAAATACGTTCCAGGGGACAGTCACGGGTAGCAACTATGCGAGCGGCCCAGGGTCGGCGTCTTTGAATATCTATTACAACACGATACCTTGGCGGGATGCCTCCTTCTCCCGCGTACACAACATCGTTGGCAACGTGTTTGGCCAGCCCGGCTATCACAATAATTATGAATCCTATGCGGACTCAACCAGTTGTCCCGGGGTCAACTGCCCCTATCAGTCCAGTCTGTCCACGAGTATCTATGGATTAGGTTATACCGGGGCTGGAGAGTCTAGCCAAGGAACATGCGGCCTTGGGGTGACTTCCGCCGGATGTGATCCCGTTGTGCGTTCCACCCTCATGCGCTGGGGCAACTATGATACGGTAAACGCGGCAACCCGTTGGAACTCAAACGAGGCTGCTCCAGCAGCCGTGGCCTACGTCAACGCCAATTTCACATCTTCCTATTTCAGCACCATGGCGCACACGCTTCCCGCGTCTCTTTACTACAGTTCGACGCCTTCGTGGTGGTCCTCCGGAAAGAACTGGCCTCCGGTCGGGCCAGACGTGACCACGGGCAACGTCGGCATCTGCACTGGCGGAACCTACCCCGGCGCTCAAGCAACCGCAGCCAGCCAATGCACAGGCGGCACACTCACTGCGGCGTGGGCCTCGCACGTTACTTCACTCCCAGCTCAGGACTGCTACCTCAACGTGATGGGCGGTGTTCCCGACGGCACGGGAAGCGTTCTCAGCTTCGATGCCAACCAGTGCTACTATTCTGGCTCGACGACCAGCGCAACCAACATTGACGACACGCTCACTGCTTGGGGCGGGTACGGCACTGCCGGGTGGAAGCCAGTCTGCGTGCTTCCTGGCTGCAATCCTGGAGGAGTGAATCCTCCGAGTGCCACGAACCAAACCATCAACAACGCTTCTCCATCCCTCGACGGCGAATCCATGCTGCTGTCTATTACCTCTCCGGCGGGCGGAAACAGCAACTCGCTGTGGACGTACATCGCGGGCGCGAACGAAGCGGCAACGCAGTTTGTAGAAGACTACCGGATCTATCCATCAGCCAACGTGGCCTCGACGAACGCTTTAGAGGACGATGACTTCCTGTTTAGCACGACGCTTAACACGGAGTTCATGTTCGGCCACAACTGCGTTACTGGAGGCTACTGGCAAGTCTGGAACCAACTTACCGGGGCATGGGTCAATACATCGGTAGCTTGTTCGTTGCCTGCAACGACATGGACGCACGTTCAATGGACAGGGCACCGGGTAGCGGGTGATACCTCCGCCTGCTCCGGCCATCCCTGCATGTACTACGACACTCTGACCATCAACGGAACGCCCAACGCAATCAACATGACCGAGCCTGCCGGAACTCTTCCCGGAGGATGGGCTAGCGCCGTGGGAATTCAGTGGCAGATTGATGTCAGCGCGGGCAACACGACCGTCACGGAGAACCTCGACGAGGCCAGCTTCCAGGCGAGCACGAACGCACCCGGCGGGAACCTGTCCTTCTTCCAATCTTCCGGCTACTTCGTCAGCAGTGGCGGCGGGTACTTCTCGTTGAGCAGCGTTCCGGCAGCAACGAATGGCACGCTGCGTGGCGGGTCGCTCGCCCCTCCAAACTTCGGCGGCGTGCGGATTGATACCGACCCCATCGTGGTCGGAACCATTCCAAACGTCTGGTCGACCGGCTCCGGCACGAATGTAGACTACGGCTTCACGGGTGCGGGATCGATCACGACTGGCACCACGGGCCTGCCCATGTGCCGCGTGACGGACGGTTGCACCGATAGCGGCGGGGGATGCACGACGGGGAACATCGGGAAATCGTTTGCCAACAACTACTCCGGTGGCGACACCGACCAGCACTGGTCGATCGATCACTCGCAGTTCACGGTGGCGGAGAATGCCGCGGCTAACACCTACATCGGATGGATGACCGAGAATACCCACACGATCACGGGATGCGGCATGATCAAGAATTCCGGGAACCTGTTCTATCTTCCCGGCAAGGCGGTCGCCGCTGATCAAGACGTGGCGAAGATATGGTACGTCGTTAGTGGTACGGCCATCTACAAATACGACCTGTCCGCCTGTACAACGCCATTCACGACCTGCGCTCCGTCGCCTACTCTGATCTACGACTTTGGCGCGACCAATCACTGCCTCGCGGGAATCAGCCCAACGTGGACGGGCGTGTTCTCGGCTTCACATAACATAGGCGGCCTGATACAGTTCCAGTGGCCCCTTTCGGCCAGCGGCGGCCAGAACCTTGGAACCATCCAAGCCGTCTACTCCTACAATCCTACCAGCCCTGGTTCCAGCCCAGGATGCCGCGTCTGGAACACTGGCACCACGCCATTGGACTTCTCAGCACACGGCGGGTACGGTCCAACGCAACTGCCACCAGGATCGGTCTACGGCGATTGGGGGGCGAACGGCCAAGTCAACATGATTGGCTCGAACTACTCACCTCTGTCGTCGCCAATTTCCTCTGTAGTTTGTAACTGGCCCTACTGCCAGGTTTACACGACTCTGTATCCGCCCGCGAACTATAACATTGTCATTTACGGATCGAGCGTTTCGCAGAACAACGGCACTTGGACGATACAATACACTGGCACTCAAGGATTCGCAGTATTGAGTTACACAGGAATGGCGGCCTGTGCCTCCAACTGCGGCACTGTCGCCCTGACCGGAGACTTATTTACCATCCACGACCCATTCGTCTCGGAAGGCAATCAATGGATCATCGAGTCGGGAGAGTTTTGGTCGGCGGCGGATGGCACGGGATGCTCTTACAGTGAGAGTAACACGACTGTTACCGCAACCGGATGCTCGGCGTGGCCGCAGGCGGGATATGGAGTCACCATCAAGGCGTGCACTCCTTACACAAACCAGAACTACACTGTCCAAACGGCGAGCAACACAAGTTTTACATTCACCGCCAAGGCGGGGATTGGCTCGGCGAGCGGATGTAGCTGGTCATATAATGCCGTTGAAGCTGCCGACCAGCCTTACTTTTGGGACATACCCACGACTAACGTCATCGTCAGCAAGGGGCTAGTAGGGCACGGCGCTGGTGGCTACGACAACTACGCTCATGGAACGAACAACCCACAGGGTATGTTTGCCTATATCGACCTCTACGACAGTTACACATGGTCGAAGTCGGTCAACAACAACTGGAACCTGGTTCCGACCGTGGCTCCGTCCAACTCCGCCACGCTTGACTCACACTGCTCATGGTCGAATGCCGACGTGAACGACACTTATCCAATTCTGTGCTCGACCAGCAACGAGGTCGGGGCCGCAGCGCCGTCACCATCCCCCGCAAACACGGAGAACGACGGATGCGTCCATGTCTATCCTTATCCGGTAACCGCCACGCCGACTTGCGGTACGGCCAACCCGTTCAGCGGGCCATACGTTCAGGAGATGTTGTACGAGCCGACTTCCGACGTTCAGGATGGGAACGGTGCGCAGTGCTCGGCCTCGACACTCTATACGACGGCCATTGGAGGCAAGAATTACTATTCCTGCTCTCCGCCACTCGGCTCCTGCACGACGCTGGCGAATTGCCAGACCTTCTGGCGGCTGGGCAACTCAGGCAGCACGGTCATAAGTTGGAACTTCAATTCGGCGAATGGAACCATCGACCTGTCGCCAGACATGCTGGCATGGTCGTGGACAAGCGACTGGTTTGGATGGCTGGGCACGACCGACCACGCAACGGTCGCGGGCATGGCCAATGGGCAGGTATTGTTTGTTTCCGGAACTACCTATCAGGTCACGAGCAATCTAAATCCGCCAGTCAATCAATTGGTGACCATTTCCACGGCAACGGGAAATACTTCGCTAAACGGTAACTGGGTAGTCACAGCGACAAACGCATCTTGGTATAAGATATCGAGCGCCGTGAGTCTGGCCTGTGCGAGTAATTGCGGCAAGACGAACATCCAGCCAATCGTCGGCGGCCTGAACTGGATCAAGGCCCACGTCTACAACACGGGCGACGTGATTACTCCGCAGGCTGGCAACACCAGCAACTACACGTATCAAGCGTCCGCGCCCTGCACCAGCGGGTCGGCAGCGCCCACTTGGGCGGCGGGAACGGCAAACGATGGCGGCTGCACTTGGACTTACATCGGAATGCAGAACCTGCGCGGAGATTTGTTCGTCGGTTACATACCACAATCGTAAAAGGAGAACACAATGAAGAACTTCGCAAAAGGATTGGTGGTCGGACTGGCATTCGTCGCCATGCTCGCCCTCGCGCAGTCTTACGGGGCTTTTGGTTTCGGCATCATCGCTCCAACAGTCGCCAACTGCCCTCCGGGGAGCGCCAACAACGCTGTGCTCTGCGCCGTGGGGCCAGTCTCAGGTAGTTATACAATGTACGTTAGCTACAACGCGGGAGCGTATCAGCTTCTCGCACCGGCAGGCGCAACGGTCACGGGGACAGCGCCCATCGTGGTGAATAACGGCAATGTGAGTTGCCCATCGTGTTTAACCACTAGCAGCAAGGTGGCGACTGCGGTGATCAGCACGGCAACCAGCACAGTTACGCAGTAGGGAGGGCACATGCTAGTCGGCGATCTCATTATGAGCGTGCGGGCGCTGGGGCCGGACCCGCCCTTAGCGGCGCTCCAAGCTCCCAACGTTGGCGTTCCCGGCGCTGCTGTTTGGGGGGGATCACTTATTCCAGGAACCTACTACGTTGTGGTGACCCAGCTCAATCCATGGGGAGAGTCTCTACCATCCACCGAGCAATCTGTCGTGGTTGTGAGCACAGGCTTCGTTATCTCCATCACGCCCGATGTCGGGGCCACCTCCGCCCGCGTCTACATTGGAACATCCTCTGGCTTGGAAAACAATTACATGACGTTCGCGGTCACGCCAGGGTCTACCACCTCTCTCACCTTCACCGGAGTGGGGACTGTTGGAGGCGTTCCGCCAGCCACATCCTCCGCCTACTTCCCCGACTCCAACGGCGGATTCGTTTCGGCATCTACCCTCTATTCGTGGCTAAACGAAGCGCTCAAGGCAGCCGCGCGCGCTACCGGAGGGATTCAGGATACCTGCGGCATCTCCTCCGTGTCGGGAATGCGCCGCTACGTTGTTCCGGGGCAGTGGCTGAAATTCGACCAGTGCTTCTACGACGGCTGGGAGCTGGATCTGGGCAACAAGGCGGAAACGTTCCGCAACCGCAACCTGACCGCCAACATCGCCATCTCTCTGATGGTGGACGCGCAATCCGACACAACGCGGATCGAACTCTATTGGACGCCGTCGCGCACGGCGGGGGCCACGACCCTCTCCGCGCCCATTGTGCTGAATTCGTTCAACCTTCCCATCAACCCTCCTGCTGGATGGCTGCTGGCGGACGGATTTGCCGGCATCAACGATGGCACGAACCAGGAGGTCGTATCGTACTCGGCGCAGACGGCAAGCGCGCTGACTGGCTGCATCCACGGGTGGTCGGGGACGCAGCCCTACGCCTTCGCCGCAGGGGCGGTGGTCAGCGAACTTAACATCGAGATCAACGGGTACAGGATGCCCGCGACGTACTCCGTGGGCCAGTCGGCGGTGACGCTGGGCGTGCCTCCGGGCTGGGAGCCGTTCCTCAAGGATTACATGCTGGGACTGTTCCGAGGGGCCGAGCAGGAAACGGACGAGGGCGAGAAATTGAAGGCCTCGGCGCTCAAGGGACTTGCCGAATGGGCGAAATCGAACAAGCCCGTGGCCGGACCGCGGCAGTGCCGGATGTACGGAGACAGTGGGATTCGTGGAGTGGTGCCGGGAGGGTTGACGGGAGGGATCATCATACCCTGATGGCGAAGACGCAGAAAATCTCGCAGAAGAAGTGGCTGAAGGGCGTCAACGCCGCCGCGCAGGCATTCGCGCAGCCGCCAGGATCGTTTCCTCGCGCCTCGAACCTGATCTTCATCCGCCGGGGGTCACTGGCCACCTGCGACGGCTCCAGCCTCATCTCGGCGTTCAATGGCGCGGTGTTGCCGCCTGCTACCAACTTTGGCCCCATGACGGAAGTGTTTCTGTACTCGCCCATTGGCGGCACGAACACCTACTTCGCGCTGATCAAGGATTACAACACGCATCTAGGCGCGCCAGCGGGGCTGGTGGTGACCGCCGGAGCCGCAGGCGTGCTCAACGGAGCCTACAAATGGGTGGTCACGGCGTTGGACGGCGCGGGCGGCGAGACGGTTGTGTCCAACGAATACTCGCTATCGCTGTCCAGCCAGAAGGGCAGCCTCGCGTGGACGGCGGTGACCAACGCCACGGGATACAACGTCTACCGCACGGTGGTGGGCGGAGCCACAGGGTCGGAGAAGTTCGTTGCCGCGTCGGCCACCAACTCCTACACCGACAACACTCCCGACGTGTCCTTGGGCTTGGCACCTCCTGCCACGGACACCACACAGGTTGTGCAGTTCTATCAGTTGACCACGCCTTCCTACAACGCAGCGAACATTATATTTACCTTCCCAGCCGATGTCATCCATTCGGAGGATGGCACGGGGGGCGGCAGTGGCGGAGGCGGAGGCGGTGGGAGTGGCGGCGGTGGCGGCGGCGGCGGTGCAGGCGGCGTTGCGGGCAACGTGTCTCCAATCCCGCTGATTCTCCAGTTCAAGAACCTGATGGTGCTGCTCTTGGGCAATGGCACGCCGCCGTATTCCTCGGATGGCACGACGGTGGGCACAATCAAGCTGACCAACACTTTTCAGGCCAGCTACGGGTCGCGTGCGGCATCGACCGCGCAGAACGTTGGCGACCAGATTTCAGTCACCCTCACTCTGGTAAATTACATTTTCACCGCAATCCAAGCCGGAATCACCTCATCCGGCGGCGCACCCGCGTTCTCCGCAGTCGCGAACTCCATCGTGGCCGATGGCACCGTCTACTGGCAGAACACAGGAAAGATCGCGGCGGTGACAGCTCCACGCGGCGCGGCCCACGGCATCGTCTACGCCGGGTCGCTGTGGGTGGCCAACACGAATCCCACGACCACCTCCGACAACTTCGATGGCCCCTCCTGCCTCAAGATGTCGGACTTGAACAACCCAAATTCGTGGAACCCGCTGAACGTGGCCTTCCTCGACCGCGACGATGGCACGCAGATCACGGGACTCGCCACTTTCACCATCGCCGAGAGCGGCATCCCTCCGACCGGATCGCTGGTCGTGTTCAAGGATTTCTCAACGTTCCAAGTGAATGGCGTGTTCGGCGCATCGAACTTCGCCATCGCCCGCGCGCAGACCGACATGGGATGCTCGGCATCGCGGTCGATCCAGTTTGTCCCCGGATTCGGGATAGTCCGCCTGACTCACCTCGGATTCGCCATGTTCGACGGCGTGCGTGACCGCTTGCTGTCGGAGGAGATACGACCGTACCTGTTCGGGGGCCAGCCGGATATTACGCCTGTCGATTGGAACTATGCGTACTTCTCGAAGGCCGCGCAGGTGGCATCGCCGCCAATGTACGTGTGCGCGTGCCCGTTGCAGGGACAGGCGACCCCAGCCATCTTCGCGGGCGTTTCCGTGAGCGCGGTTCAGGCCAATAGCGGGCCTCCGCAATTCACTGCGGGGACTTACTACCTCCGCGTGCAGGCCACGATGGTTTCCGGCCAGACGTTCGTCAGCGGCGAGTACGTCGTGAATTGCGTTACGGGAACGGTCAACGGCCTTCCCACATACAGTTTGGGGATCTCCATCCAGTTGCCCGCCAACAGCCAAGTCGCATCGTGGCAGATATACATGGGCAACTCAGGGTCAGGGAGCGAGCACCAATACATTACCCGTTACGCGACCACGTACATCAATAACACTACAACGTTCACCACAGGTTCCCCTGCAACCTCGCTCGGCGGCGCTCTCACCCGCCTGTTCTGCTACGACCTCGTCATCAAGGCGTGGACGGTCATCGATCTCCCCTTCCCCATCTCGGTGCTGAAGCAATTCCGCACGCAGGGGTCAATCCCGATCACGGTGATGGGGGGATTCAGCGACGGCGCGATCCGCCGATGGCTGGGCGGCGCGGGCTTCGACCTCCAGTGGGACGCTGGAGCGGTCAATGCCGGAGCCCCCGACGCGAACGTTCGGTGGTCGGTGCGCACGCCGGAGGTATTCGGCAAGGACGCCTCCGACCGGGTATACTTCCGGTCGCTGGCCCTGCGCGGCATTGGCAACCCCACGGGCATTACCGCCTCGGTAGTGACGAATGGCTTGACCGGGCCAGCCCTCGCCATCCGCAACATGGTCGTGAACCCGATGGGTGGCGGAGAATTCGCCGCCTACGCCGATATTGGCGTGACAGGGGTTGACGCCAATGCGACAATATCAGGTAGTGGCCCTATCGAGATTCAGAGCGTGGACTGGCTCGCCATCGCCAAGGCGATCCGTGGAAGGGTCACAGTATGATCGATGTCGCCACCATCCCCGATGCGCTCAAGGAAGGGGAAAACTGGCACCTGCTGGACATTGATCCCGAGTGGATGTGGGTCAGCCGGGATCGGGCAGGCCAGATCGTCGGGTTTCTCCTCGCCGCCAACTGCCACGGGCTAGTGTTCATCTGGCGGCTCAAGATGCTGCCAACCGCGCCGCGCTGGGCCTTGGGACGGCTGTTTCGCCAATTCATCCGTGACATTCGAAAGCGGCACGCACTCGGCTACATTGCCATGCTCGACGTGGTCAACCGCCCGAACGAGAAGGCGCTGGCGAGGATCGCGTTCCGCGCTGGCGGGATGTTCGCCACTGCGACGAGCGTCATCGTGGGCAGCGTCAACGCGAAGCATGTGGGAGGTGAGTGATGCCGCAACTCGGTGTTGCAGGGATTATCTCGTTAATCACTGCGGCCGCCTCGACGGCTGCCACCATTTACGAAACCAAGTCCGCATCAGGCTCAGCAAGCGATGCGAGGAAGGCGCAGGAGAAGGAACTCGCGCAGGCGAAGATGGACCAGGCGGCGCAGACGCAGAAAGATCAGCAGAAGGCGATCCAGGCGAACCTCGCCAACGCGCAGAACCAGTCAGGCGGGGCGCTGAATGCGGCATCGCTCACCGACTTGTCGGCCACCATCGCGGGAATGCCGGGAGAGTCGGGCACGACCGCAGGCAACAATGCGCTGAGCGCCTACCTCGGCACTGGGCCGGGAGGGTCGGGAGCCTCCGGCGGAGGTAGTGGAACAATAAGCGAACTGTTGGAGCAGCTCACGCGAGGCAAGGGAACATCAGGGACAGGGACGGGAGATAACATGGTGAGCGCGACCTACGGCCTCAGCGGGTCGCAGGGATAGGAGAAACTTATGGATTCGTTTGGGCCAATTCTACAATCACTCGCGAAGGTGATGCCTTCCGCAATGAGCGCAATGAGCATGATCAGCCAGATGTCGCTGGCCTCGAAGGAGAAGCAGATGATGGATCAGTCCATCTACTACTCCAAGCATCCCGAGGCGATTGCGGCGCTGACCAAGAAGTTCACGCAGCCACTGTCGGCGGGGCTGACCTCCGGCGTGGGAAACATCGTCAACGCGTCCATGGCGGAGCAGGGGCTGAGTCAGGCGCCAGGGATACAGTCGCAGACGCTGGCGCAGGCGCTGGCGCCGTACATGCAGAATGAGCAGCAGATGGGATTGAGCGAGGCATTGGCGGCAATCGGGTTGCCGACGCAGGCATTGTCGTCGGTACAGTCGGTGATGAATCCGCTGCAACTGTCGGCGTCAATGCGAGGCGCACTGCCCGGAGGCGGCAGTGGCGGAGGGGCCAACGACTTCGCGTTGCAGCAGGCGATGTATAGCCCGAACGAGCCTCCGGACGATACTGGGCTGGCGATTCCGGATGCAGTGACGGGCATCCCAGCGGGCGGAGGGACGAGCATCTATGGGTAGCGTAGCGTTGGGATTGTCGCAGATTGGGGCGGCGCTGGAGCAGGCTAAGGCGCAGCGGCGGCAGGAGCAGATGGCGCAGGCCAAGCTGGCGATGGAGCAGGGGCAACTGGGAGTCAGCCAGCGCTATGCAGCCACGAACGAAGCCCGACAGAAGCAAGAGGCAGCGGAATACGCGGATCGACAGCGCCTTGCCCAGATGCCCAAGTTCGTCGGATTTCGCACGGTCGGCGGCAGACTCTACTACGGTGTGCAAGATCCGAAAACTGGGCAGGTTACAACGAAGGAAGTCGCGGGAGTGGACAATGCCGCTGACGCTCAGGCTTTGGAGTCGTCGATCCAGTCGCTGCCGCCAGATGCACAAGCTGCCGCACGCGCGACTATCGTTCCTTATCTTCAAGCCGAGGATTATCCCGGTGCACGCGGCGCAATAAAGCCGATCTTACAGAAGTACGCTGAATCACAATTGCCGGGGCAGGTCACAACAAGTCAGACGACACAGAACCTTGTACTGGATACGCCTCAAGGGCCGAAGATAGTGTCTGTACCGAAGTCTACTCGTAGTCAAAAGATGCCTGCGGGGACAGGAACCGCCTCCCACCCATCCGCTACATCTCCTACTGCGGGTGGGACAGCACAATCCGCTACCGACTTGGGTCTCCCTCCCGGAGCTAAGGTTCTTGGCTCCAAGCCACCTACCCGATCCGAAATCTCGAAACTAATCGACCCAGTGGGAGACGCTGATCGTCGATACAAAGTCATGCTAGATTCGGCCAAGAATCCGAATGCACAGAAAGATGTCGCACTGCTATTTAACCACATTGGCATGACGCTCTCCGCGCAGCGGGGCGCACGAATCACCAACGCTGAGATCATGCGAGCTATCGATGCACGGTCAATCCCTGAAGACCTATTGGCATTGTGGACGAGAACCACGAACGGTCAGTTTTTAACGCCAGACCAACGGAAGAACATGATTGACCTTGGCCAGAAGAACCGAGAGTTCATCTGGCAACAGGCGTGGGAGAAAGGCAAGGCTGAGCGGATGGCGGACAGGTTGCCACGTACTCTACCCGGATTGCCTCCCATAAGCGGAATACATTACATGGGTGAGGACGTAACACTCAAGAGTGGTGGAAGGGCTCGCGTCGTCACAGTGCATCCCGATGGAAGCTATGAGGTGAAACCCTACTAATGCCAAATAAACAGGGCACAATCACGGTCACCGATGACGATCTGGCTCCGGCATCTCCGATAGGGGGACAACCCACGCCGGAGGAGCCAACTACTCCGTTTATCAATTTCTTGCAACACGCCGCGCCTCCTGAGAAATCGGGGCCTCCGGGATCTGCCGACTTCCTTAATCGGGAGTTGAACGCATTCGGAGACACTTTGTTAGGTGCGCCGGAAAGTGTTGCTAGTTCGTTTTCGCAATCGCCTACGCCAGAGGAGCGCAAGGAGTTCCGTCTCCCAGAGCAGCCAGGATTCCTCAACAAAATGGGACTAGGGTTAGCGCGGAATGTGGGATTGCCCTTCCAAAATGCCGCAGAGTGGTACAAGCGAGAATATGAGCTACACAAGAAAGGGCAGCAGCCTGCGAGCGCCACATTGGATAAGTTACTGGAGTCGGCCCCCGAAGGATTGGGGTCAGCGGGGGCTACAACAATTTTAGGTAAAGTGGGAGAAGAAGCTCCAGGGAGGATAGGCAAGGTTCCGGCAGCGACACGCATTATTTCTCAAGAGATGATGGGCGCGGGCAAGGAGCCTGTGTTGCAGGCACGGATCGCCTACGAGCAAGCACTGAAGGATTTCCGCGAAGCGACCGCCGAGAAAAAGTCGGAGTACGCAAGCAAGGTAGCCGACGCCCGTCGTGAATGGGTGAGTAAGGCGATGGAAGCCAAGCGCGGACAGGCGGAGGCGGCCGCAAACAAGTCCAAGCGGGAAACGCTGAGGCGCGGGCAGGAATCCTATACTGAGCGGCTACAAAAGAATATTAAGCAGACATTCGACACGACGAAGGCGCGGCTGGATGCACGTTGGATGAAACTTCGCTCTACGCCGATCAAGCGCGGAGCCTCGCTCACTATTCTCAAGGACGAGCCACTGAACTCGAAAGCAATCGCAGATACGGTGGATTTTGCGGAGAAGAAGTATCTGCAAGGCGCACCGGAGTCGATCAAGCAGTTCCGTGACCTAATGAATTGGATGCGGGAGGATACCGGCGGCGCATCTGCGTCGATGGTGGACGAGGCTGGCGGAGAGAAGCCTGCGCTGAGGCCGATCACTTGGGATGAGGCTCGCACGCACTACTCCGCGCTCGGTGATCGCATGTTCAGTGGAGATCTTCCCAGCAATGTTTTTCGAGCTATCGACCATGTCCGTAATGGGATGGATTCTGAAGGCAAGCCACTACCGGGAACACTTGGAGGGCAACTCAAGGCTGGCGCGGGACGTGCTGGAGTGCTCCCAGAATACGAGTCCGTGATGCGTGACTGGAGTAGTTTTGAGTCTGACTGGAAGGACATGTCCTCCGTCACTCGGGGTGGGGGAAGCCCCTTGGCGGTTGCGTTGAAAGCCCCATCGCCAGAAACGTTGATGCCGCAGGTAACGGGGCGCACTGGCAACCTACTTATTGAGCGGTTGGCGAAGTACAGGGATCAGGGTGGATCACCAACCACAGCCGCAGCGATTAGACGGTTGCAGAGGGAAATTGATGCTGTGCCAAAGACGAAGGCACCAGCGTCGCCGGATGCACTAAAACTTCCTCCAGAACCAAAGTTAGGAAAGCCTCCGAAAGTCCCCGATCCAGTCGCAATCCGGCGCAACAATCTAATCTCCGCCGCTGGCAGGAAAGTCGGGTGGATGGATTTGATCCCTCCTTACCTCGTAGAACACATGGCAGTCAAAAGTCCCGCCATCCGCGAGTGGATTGCTCGGCAGCCAAGGGAGGAGACGAAGGTGCCATGACCCGTCACAAGCGCAAGGATCGCGTCTCGAAGAAAATCTCCATCCTGCGCCATGAGGGCGTACCGCAGGAGCAAGCCGTCGCCGAGTCGTTGTCGATGAAGCGCGCTGGGCGGCTGACCAAGTCCGGCGGGTACAGGCGCGTCAAGAAACATTCTCGCAGAAGGAGCACCAAATGAACGCAGTGTGGTCATGGTTACTCGCATCCATCCAAGCGCACCCAACGTACTGGACGATGGGCGCGTACATCGTACTCTCGAACGCCGTTGGGGCGCTGCCGATGCCTGACACAACTTCGAGCAAGTTCTACGCATGGTTTTTCAAGTTCGCCAACGCTGTAGCGTCGAATCTGACCCGTGCCAGCGCCGGAAAGATTCCCGGCGGCGCTGATGTCATGCCGCTTCCTGGCGCACAGGATGCGGTCAACCAAGCCGCGATGGTGGCAAGGGTGGCACAGGACAGGCCACTCACGCCAATCATCCCCAAGAAGCCATAAGGAGGCACTATGATCTCGGTAATCCTGCTCGTATTCGCATTCGTGCTGTTGTGCTTGGCCGCGAAGAACGTCGGCGCGCCCAACTGGTCGCTGGGCTGGGCCGGACTGGCGTGTTACATCCTCAGCCTGCTGCTGGGGTCGTTCGGCAACGCCGGAGTGCATATCACTACTCGATAGCCATGACGATTGACACGAACGAACGCACGCACGAGCCATCGCTCCGCGAACTGACCTCAGAACTCGACGGAGCGCGGGACGTACTGGCTGAGCGGATCGAGGCGCTCAGCAAGGTTGGCAACGAACGCGACCGGAGATACGAGGACCGCTTCAAGGCGATGGATGAGAAGACCAGCCTCGCCTTGACTGCCAGCGAGAAGGCGGTCACCAAGGCGGAAGTCTCCACGGAGAAGCGGTTCGACGCGGTCAACGAGTTTCGGGGGACGCTGAGCGACCAGGCGGCCACGCTGCTGCCCAGAGCGGAAGCCAGCGCCCGGTTCACCAGCTACGACGAGAAGTTCGAGGAAATGAAGAAGGAAATCGTCAGCCTGCGAGAGTCGCGCAAGGGCAGTGAGGGCATCTCGCAGGGGTACAAGGCTGGGTGGGGGTACGTCGTCGGCGCTGTAGGCTTGGTGCTTGCGGTGTTGTCCATCGTGGCACTGTTGAGGAAGTGAGATGACGTTGCATGACCAACTCTTGCGTGACGAAGGGCTGCGGCTGTTCCCGTACATCGACATGCGAGGGAAACTGACTATTGGAGTCGGCCGCAACCTCAGCGACGATGGCATCTCGCAGGACGAGGCCATGGCGCTGCTGACGAACGACATTGCTGCGGCAACGAAGTCGCTGGAGACGACGCTGCCGTGGGCGATGGCGCTCGACCCAGTGCGGCTGGACGCGCTCATTAACATGACGTTCAACATCGGCATTGGTGGGTTGTGCGAGTTTCGGCACATGCTCGCGGCGGTACAAGCCGGAGACTGGGTCGAGGCACGCAACCAGATGCTCGACTCGGCGTGGGCGAACCAGGTAGGGTCGCGGGCGCAGAGATTGGCAATCCAGATGGAGACAGGGGTAGCACAATAGAGTTCAAGGAGGAACTATGCAAACTCGCAGAACGTTCGTGCAGTGGATGACGATGGCGATTGGAGCAGTGGCGCTCACGGGCGGCACAATGTTCCTGACCGCATGTGGCAACGTGGCGCAGAGCATCATTATCGCGTTCCAGGGGATTCTCAGGGTCTTGGCGCAGGCCGGGGTCATCACCAATAATCCGCTGGTCGTCGCAGTCACGTCGGCGCTGGACGCGGTGCTGGGCGCGATCACGGCGTACCAGAACGCGCCAGCGGCGGACAAGGCCACATTCGGGTTGCAGCTGGCCACGGCCATCCAGCTCGCGCAGGCCCGGTTGCAAACTTTTTGGAGCACGCTGAACGTCAGCGGGACGACAGCCATCGTGGTCGAGGGGCTGCTCACGATCCTGCTGAGCACGCTGGCATCGTTCCTGCCGCAGTTGCCCGTGCCGCCGGCAGTGGTCGAGTTGCAGGAAGCAAAGCGGCTGCCGCGGCAGATCATCTACGGGCCGGTAACGCGGTCGGACAAGCAGTTCCGCAAGGACTGCAACGCGATCTGCACGCAGCATGGCCTAGCGCCGATCTTCTAGGAGGACGACGATGCCTGTCAACGGAAAACTGGGCTGCAAGCCTGCCCGAATCGACCCACGAACGCTCAAGATGTCGCGGTTGGCGCTGCCCAAGCCCCCGGCGAGGCAGATATGGTGCTCCGCCATCCCCGACTGGGGGATGATGGGCAACGACCAGCTCGGGGACTGCGTGTTCGCCGCGATGGGGCACGCGATCCAGGTGTGGTCGCGGGCCACGGGGAAGGAGTTGACCTTGCCCGACGCGGCCATCGTCGGTGCGTACTCGAAGTGGGCAGGGTACGTGCCTGGCGACCCCTCGACGGACAACGGCGCGGTGGAACTAGATATGCTGAACCTGTGGCGGCAGCAGGACTTGGGCGGCGAGAAGCTGATTGGCTACGCCGATCCCGATCCGGCCAACACGCTGCATGTCGAGCAGGCAGTGTGGCTGTTTGGCGGGCTGATGATCGGGCTGGATCTGCCAATCACGGCGCAGGATCAGGACACATGGGACGTGGTGCCGGGGAACAGCACCGACGCCGATCCTGGGTCATGGGGCGGGCACGCGGTGCATGTCATCGGGTACGACAACCGGGTGCTAACGTTCGTCACATGGGGAGCGTTGAAGCAGATGACGTGGGCGTTCTGGCAGCAGTATTGCTCAGAGAGCCACGCGCTGTTGAGCGCCCGCTGGTTGGCGGGCGCTCCACAGGAATACAGGTTTCTCGGCGACTTGCAAGCCGAGCTGGCAGGATTGTCCTAGGTCAGCACAACCGCGCCCGAGGTCAGTACCTGGCCCGGAGGCGTGACGGCGGTGATGACCAGCGTGTCCGGAGTGAGCGTCACTTGCACGCCGTCCGGGCGCGTGACCACGGCGCCGATGGTGACGCCAGGGTTCGCATTCACGCCAGTGATGGTTGCCGAGCCGTCCTGGTTCGGAGGGGCGAGGGAAACGTCTCCCGGAGCCGATGCCGAATACTGGACGGTGTAGGTTGAGTCGATCACCATGGTTGAGCCATTCTGGTCGAGCAGCGCCAGAGTGGCGAGGGAAGTTCCGCCTACCTGAATCGTCTTCATATCGAGTTGTACCTTTCCTTGTGTGAGGTGTGGTGAGAGCAGGTTGATGAGTTGGTTGAGGGATTGGAGGATGAGGTAATCCTCGTCGGCAATATACTCCAGCTTGCGGTAGATACGCTGAAGGTCGGGATCGTGGTGTCGTGTGGGATCATCTTCGGGCAAGGGCCACCTCTTTCTTTACTCGACCCTCATCGATGTCCACCACTGGAGCGATCCAGGTGGGAATGCCGGGAGGATCGGATTTGAGTTCAGCACGAAACTGGCGGGCCGGGACGATGGGGGCGCCGAGCAGCCGACGCAGGCGGGAGTTGACGCCATCGATCATCGTCTCATCGCGATAATGCAGGAAATCCACAGGCAGCCTCCTTCATGTCGGACAGGTTGGGGCCAACCTTGCACTCGGTCGCGCACCACAGACCGTCGGGCGCGACAATGGGATGCCGCAGCAGGGGTTCCGGGGCCTCGATCACCGGCCGCATCTCGGACAGGTGCTCCTCTAGCATAGCATGGGGGAAGCAGAACCACCAAGCGTCGTGGACTTCGTTGCATAGGCCGTACTTGGAGTCGAGGCCGAGGCGCGCGAATTCCTTCTTCTTCTGCCGCATCACGCCGAATGCGAGGTTGGCGGGCAGGAAGGCCACCGCTTCCTCCGCCTGGTCGCCGTTGCGGTATTGCGACGTTTTGTAGTCCCAGACGAAGACCTCGTAGAAGCGGCGGATGTGACCAAACGGTGATCGAAGAAATTGCTGCTCGTGAGCGAGCTGGCGCACCTTACGCTGCCACTCAAAGACACGGGGGAAGAGATTCTGAAGAAGATCGAGAAATCCTTTTGCAACTTTCTCACCTGCAAAGTGTTCGAGATTTTCCTGATACAACCTTCGAGCTCCCATGCCAAATCCCACTCCAAGTATCGAAGGCTTGGCTTGCTTATCTCTGACACGTTTGCGATCAGGGTCACTTCTGAACCATCGGAACCTCTCCATGAGCTCGACATCGTCTTCCTCCATGATCTGCGGCGTCCAACATTTGAGAAAGCATCCCGCCACGAACGAGTGCATGTCCAGCCGCGCCATCCGCATGTAGGACGCGTCTTCCGCGCAGAAGCCGGTGGTGAGGACGTGGAACGCTTTGTAGTCCCATTTGGTGATGATGTGGCCGTCAGGAGCGGCGAACACGCGCTTGACGGCTTCGGCGAGCCGGGAGTGCTCGGGGATGTTCTGCACGTTCGGGTTGCGGGAAGTGAGTTGCCCGGTGGCGGTGTCGAAGGTGAAGGTCGTGTGCACGCGCCCGTCGGCATGGGGCCGGAAGCCTTCGATGTACGTCCCACGC